TTATATATATATTAATAATAATATATATCCAGAGTAAGAGAAATAATATATGCCTTATAATTTAGAAAAGAACCGTGATAAATCTTTTAAACTAGTTAATAAAGAAACAGGTCATATCTTAGCAGAACATACAAGTCCAGAACGCGCTATGAAACAAATCAAAGCTATTCACGCTCATAAAGGCAGTGTAGCAAATAAGCATACTAAAAATAAAGGTGGTATGCCTAAACATCATCGTATTCGCAAAAATGTAGAATTATTACAACATCGTTATGTTCATAATCCTAAACATCGTAAATTTATTGATATGACTAAAAAGCTATTAAAACACGAAGAGAAACATGGGGATACTTTTTGGGGAGGGGCTTGGTATGACGATTTATGGGATTTTACAAAGGATGTTATAAGTCTCCCTTTTGATATTATAGAAAATGTCCCTTTTGTTAAACCCGCTTTAGAATTAGGTTTATCTGCTATTGTTGGACCCGAAGTAGTCCCTTTAATAGAAGCAGGTATAGGGATTAATAAGATGATTTTTGGTGATACTAATAAAGGATTAAAAGAAACATGGAATCCAGACCCAAAGGCACCAGAACCTCAACAACAATATTCAACACCAGGATTAGCAGAACCAGAAACAATAGCCGATGTAGTTGATGATACAGTTCAAGATATTGTAGATGTTTCTATACCTATACCCGCAAGACCTCAAACAGCAAGAGAAGAGATATTAAACCCTTATGGTGAAAATCAACCTAATATATATAATCCATTACAACATCTTATAGCAAGTAGTAATTTAGCATTTCCACCAACTATGCATTTTGACCCTCGAGAACAACCTTTAGGATTACAAGCTTATTTAGCAAAGCAATCTATAGCAGGAGTTAAAGTTCATCAAGATGAATACAATGCTATAGTTAATAAGCAAAAACCTCAACTATATATTTCATTTCCAGACAGAGGATATTATAAAAAATATCCAAGCTACCAAACTGGTATTAATTAATTTAATTTAGATTTTTTTCTTTTTTTCTTTTCTAAATAATAAGTAAGATAAACAAAAAGTATTAAATTTATAAATTTTAAATAATGTCTCATCATCGTCGTCATCGTATGGCAGGAGGTAGTGATAATCTAGAACCCCCTCAAATGGTAGCAGTAGAAGCAGGGCACCAGGAGCAGCTAAAGATGAGTCATATTATGGTCAACGATAACTACTTCGGTGTTGACCCTAACTGTTCGTTTGATAGCTCGACCATTCTTTGCGAAGACCGAGTTTATCTTTGCGATACTACACCTTTAGCAACCCAACCAATTACGTTCACCATTCAACCTCAGTTCAATGTGTTCCGTTCCTATAGTGAATCGCGTTTCGTATTCCAAGTATATTTAACAGGACAAAATACATCTAATGCGACAGTTGAATGGATTTATGCCCCTAAAGCTTATTTCTCCGCTCTTTTCGTTCAGGATATTACCATTAATATCAACAACGTTAATTGTAGCGACCAGCACTCAAGCACAGCGCAATATTCTCATTTTATTAAGACTATATTATTCGATGCTAATACTAAATCACCTACTACAGCTTGTTTAGATGTTGTCAATTTTGTAAGTGCTCCCGCAACTGAAGCCGTTCCTTATTTGGATTTTGGACTTGCCGGAGATGACGCACGCACACTTACTGAGGGTATTATCAATACTGATTGGCTTACTGGTGTTTCATCATTAAACTCTACTCACGGTTCTATATTAACAGCTATTGATGGGTCTTATGATAATCAAAATTTTACTAATAATAGTTCAGCTATTGAAATCACATATAGACCTCGTGATGGCGTATGGTTAACCCCTAAGATGCTACCACCTGGAGTCGTAGAGAATTTTATCCTACGTCTTAATAGTGCTACTAATATTTTTTCGTGTGCTAATAGCAGTGTTTTAACTCACGCCGCAGGGGCATCGGGATTAGCTTTTTATACTTGGATAGACCAACCTCTTGGACCAAATGTAGTAATGAATATTCTCAGTGCTAAATACTACGAACGCCAATACACACCCACTCAATCCGCATTGCGCTCATATCAATCGCTTATTAGTATGCAACCCATTTATATTCCAGTAGTTTCAGCTAATGCTTTTCTTGTGCCAGTTCCAGCAGGACAGAACTCAATTTCGCTCCAGAACGTCCTAGCGGGGCGAGTGCCAAACATAGTCGTCATTGGACTACTCAACCAGAACAACAACGCCAATTCTCCTAATGAATTATCTGGTGGTATTAGTGCAATTGCGGGACCAACACATCAATTTAAAACTTATTCTCCATTACCTCCTCGCGATACTTTAATAGCAAATAAACAATGCTTATCATCCGTTCGCCTTACAGTCAACGGCAGGATATACCCACATCTCTACAGTCTAAACCTCGCAATTAACTCAACTCAGGATACAAGTCAACTATATGAGATGTATAAACAGTGTTGTCTGGTTCGTGATTTACACGGTCGTAATGATGGTTCTAGCAATATCAATATGAATCAACAATATAAAATGGATAATCCTATTTTATCTTTTGGTGAATTCCGAAGTAATTTCTCTTTCTTTTGCTACAATATTCGTCGTAATGGCACTTTACCTAACGCGTCGGGCGATAAAGAGGTAGGCAGTGTCGATATTGTTGCTTCTATCGATACTAGTTTGACTCCGTTAGCAGGACTTTCTCAGCTCCTTGTAGTAGGAGTCTCGAGTGATTCACTTTTGAGCGTTACGGATGGTGGTAGCACTACCTCCTTCGTATATTAAAATTTTGTAGGTGATTTTGTGTATTTTTCTTTAATGTTTTTCTGTAATTTCATTTTAATTTTTTTTCATAAATTTTAATATTTATATATATTAATATATAAAATGTGTTTGCCCCCTAAACCTTGTATAATAGATGAAAAATTAGCTTCACAAATGTGGGTAGTTTCTTCTACTGTAGATACTATTAAAAATTTAAAATTAGAAATAATAAAACTTAATAAAATTATAAAGGATTTAAATGAATCAATTGAAATATTAAAAAAATTTAATTACTTTTAAAAAATATATAAATAAATATAAATGAATGAACAAAAATGGATGATATGGTATTAACTTCTTTAATACTTAGTATAGCTAGTATGCTGAGTAATATAATTTTGCATTATAAATTAAAGCATTGTCATAGTATGTGTTGTGATAGTGATTGCGTAAATACTCGTTCTAATTCACCAATAGATAAAGAACCTAAAACACCATTAATAAAACATAATGTATAATTTAACGGCGTTTAGCCTTTGCTTCTGCTAGGCGTTTAGCCATTCGTGTGGCATGTGGTTCAACTGTTTCTTTAGGTGTCCTTGTTTGTGCTCGTGTTTTAGATTCTGCTAGGCGTTTAGCTAATCGTGGGTCGCTTTCTTTGCCTAATTCGCGTTCCATTCTGGCTTTTTCTAATTTAGTTAATTTATTTTTAGCCCGTTTTCCTTCTCTTGCTCTATACTGTGTATGAATAGCTTCTTCGCTTATTGTTGGTTTAGATTTTAATTCATAATCGCGTTGTCTTATTTTTTGTTGCACATCTTTTTCTTCTGTTTTTCGTTTATCTAAATAAGCTTGATTTAATTTTAATTGCTGTGCTTTTGTAAGGCGTTTAGCTGGTGCTTTTGCTGGTGCTTTTGGTTTAACACGTTCTTCTTCAAATCTACGCATTTTTTCTTCTCTATCTAAATCATCAATAGCTCTATATTTTTCATTAGACATAAATCGCTTTTGCTGTTCTAATTCGCGTTTAGTAGGTGCTCTTAAATTACGGTCTGCCATCATTTCTCGGGCTTCACGTTCATATCCCCGCCGATTTTCATCATACATTTCATAATCTTGATATTGTTTAGCAATTTTACGTTCAACTTCTGCCATATCATAAGGCTTTTTAACTTTATGTCTTTGTATTTCTTCAATATCTGCATCTATCATTTCTTGTTCTTTTTGTTTTTTAGATTTTGGTTTTTTTCCTGACATAGCTTCATCAAATTCACGTATATATCTATCAGTTTGTTCTTGGTCTTCTAATCCTTCAGTAGGTTGATAGTATGTGTCCCGTTTAGCTTTACGCCCATCTTCTAATGTTCTTTCGGCATCATCCCATAAATAATTAGCTTGTGGTCTTTTTTCATTAGGTCTATATTCTGGTAGCATATCGCGTTCCGCATACATATCCCTTACTTGTCGTTGGCTTGGTGTCATTGGTGTAGGTCTTGGACTAATGCGTTCTATAGGGATATTTGATGTTTGACGCCTATTTGTTGGTCTATCAGAATACGCTGTGTCACTATAAGATGGTGTTATTTCATCATATTCGGCGATTGATGTGCTTCGTCTATTAGGTCTATCACTTAAAGGTTGTTCAATATGTTGCCATTCATCCAAAGGTTCATATAATCCATTAGTTTGATTATATTCAGTATTAGGATGAACTGTTCTACTAGAAGGTCGATTACTTCTACTTGGTGGAGTAGCTCTATTAATTCTATCATATAATTGCGAACCTTTATCAAATATTTCCATACCAGTTTTTACAAATCCTTCAACATCTCGAACACCACTTACAAAATCATTCCAACTTAAACCTGAACCTTTATATAATTGAACCATTTGTTGAGGCATAGAAGCCCCCATAGTAGGCATATAACCATCATTTACTAATTCCTCTTCATAAGTCCTTCTCTTAGGTTTATGTATCATTTTTTTACCTTTCTTTTTTCCAGAACCTGATACAGTTGGTATAGGCATTTCATTATCAGCCATTTCTTTAGAATATGTATATTCACCCTTTTTACGTTTATCTTCACGTCTAGACCGTATTTTTGCATAATCCATATTATCTAAAGGAGAACCTAAAAAATTTAACTGGTCGCTAGGCACATAATCCTGTGTATAATAGCCTTTACCCGATGCCGTTCCAATAGCTGTTTCAGCTTCACTTGTAATACCCCTTCCAACAGCTGTTTCTACTGCTGTATTTGCTGTGCTTGTAATACCTTTACCACGCATAGAACGCGCTTTAGCTAAATTAGCTAATCGCATTTCCTTAGTATATGTTCCTTTTGCTTTGGCTTTAACTTTACCAGAACCAGCCATAGCCAATAGCTTAGTTTCATATGATTTAATAGTCATTTTATTGTTTTTACTCTGGATACACTATTATATATATATTACAAAAATTATTAATTTTATTATATTATATTATGTATATTATTATTATTATTTATATATATTTTATATTTATGTATCCAGAGTATAACTATATATTTATTAAGCATTTGCTAGACTTTTATATACAATGTCTAATTCTGTATCACGAAAACGTAGCAATTTCGAATCTTCTAAATCATATTGACCAGTTATAGTATCTATGATAAGGCATCCACCTTTTTTACTTGTTGATTCCTTCCACGCTTCTACTATAGAATCTCTACCTGTTTTACTAGTAGCCATTCGATGAGCTAAATTTACAACACTGATAGCATCTGGAAATTGAAACAGTACAAAATACTGAACGTTCTGTTGCATATTTCGAGATTGCTTACCTCCTACGAATATACTCTGTATTAATTCGAATATAGTAATATTCAGATGTCTACCAGCTAAAAACAACTCAGCCGTAAATTTACCTTGTTCCATCATTAAATCATCTATAATAACACATGTATTAATTTTATCTTCTTTATTATCTTGAAACATCTGTTTTAATTCTTTTTGATTCTTTTCTAATCCAATCATTAGTATAAATTTATCTCCTAATTTTGTTTGTAATTTTTTTATCAATTCTTGTTTAGAACTTAATTCATTTGTAATCCATATAATCTCTTGAAAATCAGTATCAACATTCATTAGATAATTAGCTATCCAATATGTTTTACCGCTACCACTAGACCCACATACTTGTATTTTAGACCCCTTTTTAAAAAGTAGTTTAGGGTCTAATTTAACATTATCATTTTTTTGCATATCCATAATAACAGCTTAGTATTAGAATTTTTTTTCTTTTATTTATAATAAGATAATATAAAAATTCATTATAAAAAATGCTTATAAAATGTAGAGTGAAAATAGTCAATAATCGCGTTGTATGCGATAGTGAAAAGAAATTAACAGAAAAAATAGATAAAAAAAAAGAATTAATAAATGAAGGATATGGATATATTAAACATAAAGATAAATTAAAGCATCTACTAGATATTGGTGTAGATTTAGATAAATATCATCCTAGTATATTACGTGTTGTTTGTGATGCTGGACGTGATTCTAAATTAACAGAAATGATTAGACCACAACTAGAACTAATTGCAAAAGAATCACACGAAAAGGGATTTGTTCCTTCTACATTCGGATATAATAATAAATTTCATAAACATATAAAGTCTATATCTGGCAAACCAAAGCGAAAATATAATAAAAAACGTGTTGCTAGCAAAAAGCCCGCTAAACCAATGGAGAAAGCTGAAGCAAAAACCGAAATTAAGGGGGGACACTTAACAGATATCGATGATGTATTAAGTGAAATCGAAAGCGATTTAGAAGCAGGTGAAATAACAGATGCAGAAAGTAAATTAAAACGTATTAAAAAGCGAATCCCAGAAAAAACATATAATACTATTATGTCTTCTATAAGGTCTTAATCAAAATTAACAACTACATCAGGCAGTTCATTCTGTTTATTATTCCATTCTACACGGGCTTTTACAGCCTTATCTAGTTCTTCTTTTTCTAGTATTGCTTTTTCTTTCATTGCTTCTTCTCGCAGTTTTTGAAACTCTTTATATTTTCCATAAGCTTGTATAATTCGTTCTTCTTCATCATCACTTATAATTTGCTTGGATTCTTTCTCTTTCATATTAGCTTCATATTCTCTATGATAAGCCGAACGGTCATCTTTAAAGGTCAAAGCGAATCGTTCTTTTACTTCTCGTTGTTTCCATTCAGGATATTCATCTAAATATTTAGAACCTATTACTCCTTCCTTATTAACATCAGCAAATGCTTGTTTAGTCTCTTCAGGTGTTAAAAACTTGATTTCACTAGTTGAATTCATTATAAATTTATAGTTTAGCTCTGGATTACTATTTATATTTATATTATTATTTATTATTTATTATTATTATTTATATATATTTTATTTTTATAGAAATAAAACAAATTTAATTATTTATATAGTTTAATTTATATAAAATTATTTTCTATTTATAATATAAATAACTTAAAGATATAATATTAATATAAATTACTTTGTGTATCCAGAGCTAAACTTATAAAATGACTACTAATACAACTCAAATCCCTACTATGCCTATTATGCCAGAAGAATATAAGCAACAATTCAAAGCTTATATGCAACATTATAGAGATACTCATAAACCTAATATAGAAGCTTCTAGAAAGAAGTGGGTAGAAATCCATAAGAATGATGAAGAGTTTAAGCAAAAGCGAAATCAACTAGCTAATAACTATTACAAAAAAAATAAAGAAACTCTACTACAACCTATTAGATGCGCTTGTGGTGGTGTTGTTTCTAAGCTTACAGGGGCTCAGCATAACAAAACACAGAAGCATATTAAATATACTGAATCACTTAAAACACCAACTGAAGAATTTATCGAATAATATATATATATATTTTAATTTTTTTATATTTTTTTTATCAACTATCGATAATTTTAAAGTTATCTAGAATTTTAAACAGTGGCGGATAAACCCTTATAAACTACTGTAAAAATGCCTTTTATAATTAGCGTTTATTTATTGAAAAATATTTCTATATATAAATAAATCAACTTAAAGATAAAATACTTTCTATAAATTAGACAACTATCAAACTTTTTCAAAATGGCTACTACTTCTTTTACTCGTAAGGAATATATAGATATGACTAAATTGCATCTACTTATCAACTCTAATGTATTATTAAAATGGGATGACGCCCAAACGCAAATAGAAGATGAAACAAAACGCTACCCAATTATAAGTAGATTAAAAAATTTAGAAAGTTGTGTTTATGATGATAGTGTTGAAATTACATATACATTAGATAAGTATGGAAGATATAAGAACAATAATGAAACGGGATTAGGTTTTAGCTATACAAATATGTTTGGTGAGATCCGCAAAATTCTAGCTAATAAATATTACAATGATTTAGATATAAAAAATTGTCATCCAGTTATTATTTATAATTTATGTTTAAAACATGGTATTACTAAATGTAGCTACTTAAAGAAGTTTATAGAAAATCGTGAAGAAATACTAAAGCAAATTGTAGAAGATAATCCAGAGGGGCATATGAACGAACTACGTATTGAAGGTAAAAAAATGGATAGGGATGTAGCAAAGCGCTTTTTGCTTACGTTTTTCTTTGGTGCTAGTTTAATAAATCAAAAAATAACATTTAATATTAAAAAATTAGATATTTTTATAAAACAGTTTTATGATGAATTAAATAATATAATAGATACTATTTATGAATTAGATTGTTATAAAGAAATAGCAGAATATGCTAAAGAACAATGTAAAAAAAACGGTAAAACAGATAATGAAAGAGGTTCTATATTTAGCCGTATTATATGTAATTATGAAAGACAGTTAATAGATTTACTTACTATTGAAATGGAAACTAAAGGATATAAAATAGGGACATATATGTATGATGGGCTTTTTGTAGAGAATAATAAGGAAATTGTAAAGGATGATATAGATTATTTCAATAAAAAACTAACTGATTTTTTTAATGTTAAAAATGCTATGCCTATTGAATTGACTATTAAACCAATGACAAATATCGATAATAAATATTTAGATGTAGATATAGATTATAATAAATATTTAATGTTTAAAAAACGATTAGAAACTAAGGATAAAGTATGTAAAATTAATAAACCTATGTCTTTTTATATGGGCGAAAAAGACTATATGCCTCAAAATTTAGAAGGTGAGACATTTATAAGTAAAGTGGAATTAAAGGATATTTTCAATAATATGGGTCAGGTTAATCTTAGATTTACACCTAAATGGAAATTTATAGAAGCGTGGTTAGATGATAAATATTGTAAAACATATGAAACAATAGTTTTTAATCCAGATAAAAACTTTAATAATCCTAATGTATTAAATAAATTTACAGGTTTCGAAATAGATAAGTATATATATGATGACCTACCAACAACACAAGAAGAACGTAAAGAATATTGTAAAGTATTATTCAAATTTATAAATGATATATGTTGTAATGATTCATCAAGTATCGAATATATTACTAATTTTATAAGTGATTGTTTAAAACATCCTAATACAAAATTAGATGCTATGCCATTCTTTAAGGGATTAGCTGGAACTGGTAAAACTACTATATTTTTATTAATACAATCTATTATAGGTCATAAGTATTGTATTGAAACAAGTGAATTAGAAGAAAAAGTATTCGGTAAATTCGCACAAGCACGTGTAGATAAGTTATTAGTATTATTAGATGAGGTTTCTTATAAAACATCTAGTAAATTTACAGACCAACTAAAAACATGTATTACAAGTGATACAATGATTATAGAACCTAAATGCATTAATGCTTTTCGATATAATTCATATGAAAAATATATGGGTTGTTCTAATGATGATTGTCCTATACCTTTAGATGATAATAATAGACGTATTAGAATGTTTGATTGTAATAAGGTTAAATATGGAACTATAGAAGAAAAAACGTTATATTTTAATGAAATATATAAAATAATTGGAAGTAATAAATTAATAGAAGGAATTAAATATAATACTAATTATAAAATATTACGTTGCTTTTATGAATATATGTTAGAACACGATACTGCAAATTATAATTATGGGGCTAATGTTAATAATGAAGCTACTAATAATATTAAAAACAAATGTATTAGTTATTCATTTTTACAAGACCATTTATATAGAATGCGCGAAGATATGGAATTAGATGAAAAAACAATCGATATTAGTCTAAATAGATTATTTTCATATTTCGATAAATATAAAGAAAGAAATAAAATCAATATGGATATTTCTAGTAATATTTTTAGTAGAAAATTAAATACTTATAGCTTTATTACTAAAAAACGCACTACTAAGGGTATTGTTTATAGTTTTGATATTGATAAGTATAAGGAATTCTTTAATTGGGAACAGGCTGTTGAAATTGATATGTAGGATTTTTTTTGGAATGTAGGATTTTTTTTGGAATGTAGGATTTTTTTATACTTTTTTATTTATGGATAGAAAATTCTTTATCTTATTTTCTTTTTAAACTATATAATGATGTAGGATATTTTATTAATGTAGGATTTTTAAAATTAAATAAAAAAACCTACATATGTAAAAAAAGGAAAAACGTATGGCGAATGTAGGATATGTAGGATATGTAGGTTTTTTTTTGAAAATTTTTAAAAACAAGTATTTATATATAGAGATTAAATTAATAGAATGTAGGATTTTTTCTTACATATCCTACATATCCTACATAGTTGATTAATATATATAGAAAAATTCTATCTATAAATAATCGCCCAAACAAAACAAATTAATATCTAGCCATAAAGTAAATAATAAAATGTCTCAAAGTGAAGCATTAAAAGCCAGACACGAACAAGTAGCATATGTCATACCCAGCTATAAACGCCATACTACTATTAAGCAAAAGACCATTAAACTATTAGAAGACTATAATATTGATAAAAAGCAAATCTATATATTTGTAGCAAATGATGCTGAAGCTATACTATATAAGGAAGCACTACCAGAATATACTAATATAATAGTGGGAGTTTTAGGTTTAGCAAATCAACGTAATTTTATAGTAGATTATTTTAAACCTAAAAAAATGATAGTTTCATTAGATGATGATGTTGCGAAATTCTATACAACAGATAAAGATAAAAAGAAAACAATTATAATAGAAGATATTAAACCATTTATAACACAAGCATTTAGGGACTGTAAAAAATACGGTTCATTTATATGGAGTATTAACAATACAGATAATCCTTATTTTTTTACAAATCAAACATCATTCGATTTAAGATTATTATATGGTGGTTTATATGGTTTTATAAATAGACATAGTAATGATTTAAAAATAGAATGCGATCATAAGGAAGATTATGAACGAACTATTAAGTATTTTATAAAAGATAATATAATACTAAAATATTGTAATTATGGTTTATATACTAAATGCTATAAGGGAGAAGGTGGAATGAATACTAATAAATTTCGAAAGGAAGATAATGACACAAGAGTGGAAGAACTATTAAAAAAATATCCCAATTATTTAGTTATAAAAAAATGCAAATCACCATATAAAGAATTACGTATTATAAATAAAAAAGGAAAATACAATCCAGTAAAACAACTACCAAAAATCGAAAGAACTTTATTTATAGAAAATTTAATAGATAAATTAGATGATACTCAATTTATAGTAAATCGTGATAGGGATACAGCGGGATATGGTTTTACAATGACATTCGGGAAGCATAGAATAAGGCGAGTAAAAGGACTACATGATTGTAAAAATAATATAAAATATAATGAATTATATAAAATGCTATTGGAATATGGCACCCAATATGTGCCTAAAGATATAATATGGAATTCAATACAATGTAATAAAGATTATGCTAGTAATCCACATAAGGATTTAAACAATAAAGGCGAAAGCTATATTATCGGATTAGGTAACTATAAAGGAGGAGCAACAACTATAAATGGTAATAAATATGATATATGCTTTAAACCAACTATATTCAACGCTAAGATATGGGAACACAGTAATGAATTATCTAGTAATGATAAGGCTAGATATTCTATATGCTTCTTTAATATGGGATAAATAAAATCTATAATAAATATAAATAATAATAATATATAAAATAAAATAGTTATCCAGAGTTAAAACAATGTCTAAATCTAAATTGCATATATTTACAGCTAAAGAACTAAGGGACATAGCCCGTGATTATAATTTACACGTTCGAATACCTAGATATACACTACTTAAAAAATTAGAGTTAATCCACGAATTAGATAAACATATAGAAATAACTGATTTGGGTAAAATACGTATATTAGGTAAGCCTGAAAAACTGGCAGTAAGCAAAGAAGCAATGAAAAAGGTTGCTAATCCTGAACTAGGGGAGGCTTTAAGGCATCCACGCAAGAAACCTATTAAAATTAAGATTAAAAAAGTAGTAAAGAAAGAAGAAGAAGAACCTAAAAAATCAACTAAAAAAACTACAATGGCAGAATTATTTGAACCTGAAAAACCAACAACATTAAAGGAAATGAAAAAAGAAGTTAAACAGAAAAAAACTATAACTTTGAAAAAGAAAAAAAAAGAACCTGAACCAGAAGAGGAACCAGAACCAGAAGAGGAACCTGAACCAGAAGAGGAACCAGAACCAGAAGAGGAACCTGAACCAGAAAAGAAAAAACGCGGAAGACCTAAACTACCTAAAGTATTACAAGATATTGTAGATGAACCACGTGAAAAAATGGATTCGTGGAAAGAAAGGCAAGAAAAAGTTAAATTATATAGAGCTAAAAAAAAAGCATTAAAACTTAAACTAAAAAAAAATAAAAAACCAGAAAAATTTGAAAGAACAAAAAAGACAAAATTAGATAAATCTATAGAAGAAGTAGAAGGATATGGCTCACGTTATTGTAGATAGTGTTGTCTAGTTTTATTATATATAGACAATCGCTATTTCATATCCTTTAAATATCCTTGTAATTCGTGATATTGTTCTAGGGCTTCTTTTATCCGTTGCTTAGAGGTGCCTTTCTTAAGGACACCTATTAATTTTTTATGTTCTGTAATTAAATCCTTTAAGTTCATTTTTTTGTAATTTATACCTGAACCAACTAAATCATTATCATCATCTTCTAATAAATTTTGATGCCTATATTTAGTCATTTGTCCTTTACCTTTTAATAGTTTAGATGGTGTTTTTTCACGTTTTGATTTTTCTTCTGGAGCTGTCCTGTAAGGCAAATATTCAGCGGGGATAGGTAGTAATCGATTGGTTTCTAAATATTCTTTAGTTTGAGTATTCATTAATTCATACATTTTATCTCTATAAGATTCTAATTTTTTACGTTGTTTTAATGGATTGTGTTCGAATTCACCTAATAATTTTAAATATTCTGTTTCATGTTTTTCATAAGTTTTATTAATAAAATTCGAAGTTCTAAATCTAATTTGATTTAACATATACTCAATTTTACTCATATCTATATTTTTATAGTTATCAAAAATATAGAGTGTTGTGTTAAGGTCAGCTAAAATTTGATAAATCCGCCCCAAATCACTATTAAACAATCTCATCAATATTTCTAAAACTCGCAAATTGGGGCGTTTTCTATATCTTTCTATAGCAAAAACCCGTTTAGCTACTTTAAAATAATTATCATCATAAATAAGGGGAGGTATAGTTTGTTGTAATAGTAATTCTCGATCTTCTTCATTATAACCAGTATTTAAAACGTGTCCGCCCAGTTCATATAAATATACCATACTAATCTCTGGATATCGATTTACATTAAAAGCAATTACATCTATTTTAGTTAATTCCTTTTGTTGAACTGCTTCCTCTAAAGTAAGCTTCAAACCACGTCTAACAAGATAACCCTTTTTAATTTCTTCTGGAGTCCATCTAGCAATATTAAAACGTATTTCTTTTTTTACTATAGCTATATCAAAATTACGTAAATTGGGTTTTAAAAATTTTAAACATAAATCTAATTCAGATTTATCTATTTTTTTTAATCTAAATAATTCTCTGGATTTATCCAACATACTGGATAATTCTTTATCCCATTTATCTTCATCTATATCATTTGGCACAATACGCAAGGCATCTATACTACCAGCTTTTATATCTGCTATATAAAGTCCTTTATAAGCTTCTAATCTTTTTATAACTGCTTTAAATTCATTTACAATTGCACTTATAGATTTTGCTTTTATTTTTTGATAGCAATCATAATCGCTAGGGCTAGATAGCTTAATACTAGCACTACCATATATAATTGGGTCTTCAACATTTAAACTACTAGATTGTTTATAACTTAATGCTTCTAATACAGCAATTAAATCATCAGTATAATTTTCGGGATAATGTTTGACACCAACTATATCACTACTATTAATACTTAGAGTAGCCATTTTATTATTTTTTTATTCTTATATATACCTAAGAAAATTGTATAAGTTTTCTAATTAATATATCATTCTTTTCTGGAGTAGTCCAATCACTAACAAAAGGCGCCCACGGGTCTGGATGATTCATATATGGCACACATTGATTTACAATAGCATAGGTAGCATATTCCCCACATGTATCACTAGTAGGTGCTTGTATATTTTCCTTATTATTACTAAATCTATTTCTACTATTACGTTTTATATAATCTAAAAAATAGGTCTTCTTATTTAATACATTATCAGCACCATCTGGTTTTCTTCCGAAGCTATCAAAATAAAAAGATGGCTTACCATTATCTTGATTTAGGTTTCCCATTCCAACCCAATGCGTCCCTTCTTCTCCTTGATTGCTATAATTAGCTATTAAACTCGAATTAGGTGGTAGTAATTTAGGTAGACAATCGGCATAAAAACAACCTAGAAATCGCCCTTTGTAATGCTTTGCTATATAATCTTCTATCTGTTTATTGGTAGAACCCATATTAATATATAGTTTAACTCTGGATACACTATTATTATTTATATATATATATTATTGTATTATTTATAAAAAAAAAGTCTATAATAATAATAAGTATAAATATATTCTATTTACTAAAAAATAAAACTAAATAATGTCTTCATTAAGCACAGCTTCAACTAAGTGGGATGAATTAAGAATAGAACGGGATGGAGTAAGTGTAGAACAAATAACTACTCCAGAACCAGAACCTAAAACTGAAGTTAAAGTTCCTTATAAATTAGAAAGTCATATTTTCAACTGTGTTCGATATGAAAATGAAGCTGATAAGGGTTTCACTGATAATCTTAATAATTTTCTATTAGAAATAATTAAAAGTGAAAATGTAATGGATGAAGATTTGAAAATAGTAGCTAAAGCACTAATGAATAATTGCATAGACCACCAAGTTATAAAATATACAGACGAACAAATACAAGCAATATTAAAAAAATCAGTTAAAAAAACAAACAATACAACACCAGAAACACCTAATAATTAAATTAAACCCATTAATTTTTTTTTATTAAAATTCTCATTCCATTTTTTACGTTCTAAATATTTTTCTAAGCATTTTTTTAATTTTACTTTAAAATCTTTGTAAAGATTTTTATTAGATATTTCATCAATATTAAACTCAATATATTCATATAGATTAGTTTTGTGTGAATAGAAATCATCCCAATACACTTTATTAAAAGCATATCCATTATCATTATATATATAATTCAACCCATAAAAAAAATCTGCTACTGTTTTTTTAATATGTTCGGTTTCGATTTCATCTCTTTTAAAACGTTTAATTAAATCTTCTAAATCTTCATACGAAAGAGGTTCTCTTAAGTCATCTTTAAAATCTGGGTATGATTTATTATATTTATTAATTAGTCTTGTTAAATTAGATTGATTTGCTTTAATAAAATTTAATCCACTTGAATGATTACAACTTTCAGTAAAGTTTATTAATTCATTAAGAATAGAAACTTCAATCTCATTTAAATTATCTCTATTAGATATATGATATTTAATAGATTCAATAAAATTAAGTTCATCATTAATTTTTTCTTCTTCATTACATTTTTGTTCGATTAAATTGCGTAAATCATATAAGTCCTTAAGATTATCAGGTATTTGAGATTTTTTTGGTGCCATTTTGAGAAATAATAAAATAAAGTTGCAGGTAGGTATGAACTTATTAATTTGTATAAATAGTTTATCTTTAAGTTGATTTAATTTATATATAGAAAATAATTCTAAATAAATTAATTAATATAAAGAAAAAAAAACATACGATTTAAATTTTTTCTCGATGAAATAAAATAACAATATTTATCTATCGATAATTTTAAAGTCTAAAAAAAATTAAAATAATTAAAATTGTTGTCTAGTTTTATTATATATAGACAACGCGCGTTTATGGATAGAAATATATTTATCATAAATACTAAAACGAAATTTTTTAATATAATATGATTATAATGTGATAAAAAAAAACAAATTAATTCTATTTATAAGCGAAAAATTATATATATTAAGTATAAAAGACACAAATATCAACTATCAATTATATACATTTAAATATGCCTTTGGTTAGATTAGAACGCCGTTTCCCTAATACCAGCCGAGAAAGCACATATCAACAGGGTTCTTCTGTTTCAAACTCTTTCTACGATGCGCGTGATATTGGCAACCCAGACAATGGAGAAGTTGCACCAAGTGGGCGTTTAGCATGGCGATACCCTACTAATGTAGCCAGTAATACAATGGGATTTCAAATACCAGACTTAGGAGCAAATCCTAAGAACTTATATTATGGTTCAGCTAATGGATTGATGGCAGGAGCAGGAACTAATTGCGCTTCATCAGGATCCGCAAGTGACTATTTAATGTATAATAAATTCTTCGAAAATTTACTATATCCAGCTAATAAAAAAGAAATACAAGATAATATTCAACCATTATATACTAATGCTTCATCTGTAATGAATGGACGCGGTTATGATGGAATGAAAGGATGCGGAACAAATGCCCCCAGTTCTGGGAGTGCAACTGATTTTTCACGTAATAATCCTTATGATTCTTTTTCTGATACATTTATGGGTAGTGGAACAAACGCACCTAGTTCAGGTTCAGCTAATGATTACAGCTTAAATAATCCTTATGCCAGTTTTCGTCCAGATACATTTGGAGGAACACCTATTGAACGTTTTGCACCGCAATTACAAATGCGTGGGAATGGTATTGATTGGGTTAATTTTATTGGTAAAGTAAGTGAGAATATACAGAAGCTACCTAAAGCATTAGAAACAGGTAGTAAAATAGCTTCTACTGCTAATGATGTAATTTCAACTATTAAACAATTACGTCAAGAATTGAAACAAGAAAAAGGTGTTAAAAAAGAAGATAGTGAAGAAGAGGAGCCAAAACGCCGTCGCCGTCGCCGTAAGCATAAAATGCAAGGCGGTGATATATTTCATTCATCTTAATAAAAAATATAAAATCTATTAATAATATAAATAGTATAATAATATAAAAAATGAATCGATATGATGTTAATCTGAATAATAGAAACCAAAATGATTTACGTGGTGAATATGATACAACTCAAATAATAGTAGATTCACAAGTAAATGCTGTATGGTCTGGATTTGGCGCACAAACTATAGACCCTATAACAACTCTACCAAATGGAAAAGGTAATGCGGGTTTCACATGCATATTAAGTAATCCTCTAGTGTTGGATTTCAATTACGAATACGTCATATGTGTATCGAAATTAACATTTGATATAACTAATTATTCTTCTAATGTCTGGACTAGTTTTAATATAAATTTCGACCAAATAGCATTTCAATATTTTGATGGAGGTATGCAACAAATTTTACACAAAACTTCACCAGTTAAAAATACAGGTAATATAAATACAGGTTATTATAACCCTTATCGAGAAGAACCTAAAAATTTAATATATAGATTTCTAAATCCATCTAATAAAATTATAAGTCGTATTACATTTAATATAACTGATACAGCTGGAAATGCTTTAAATAGCACTAACCCATTATATCCTACACAATTACAATTGGTTTTAAAGAAGGTTAGTAAAACACAACAGTATTAAATAAAACAAATAAAATCTATTAATAATATAAATAGTATAAATAATATATATAATTTAAAAATGAATCGTTATGATGTAGATTTAAATAAACAAAACCAGAATCAAATACGAGGTGATTACGATACTACATTAGTAATGGTTGATTCTCAAGTTAATAGTATTTGGTCGGGTTTTGGTTATCCAACCATTGACCCTATAACAAGAGCACCAAATGGAAAAAGTAATGCTGGTTTCACTACAGTCTTAAGCAATCCTTTAGTTTTAGATAATAATTTCGAATATGTAGTTAGTATTTCTAAAATTTCATTTGATATACAAAATTATACAGAACCACCTTGGACTAGTTTTAATGTGAATTTCGACCAAATAGCATTTCAATATTATGATGGGGGACAACAACAAGTATTATTTAAAACCGAACCAGTATTATGCACTAATTCATTAACAACAGGATTTTATAGCCCTTATACTGAAGAACCCCGTAATCTAATATTTAGATATTTAAATCCATCTAATAAAGTTATAAGTCGTATTACATTTAATATAACTGATACATCTGGTAATGGATTAGAAAGCACTGACCCATCTATACCAACACAAATCCAATTAGTTATAAAGAAGGTTAGTAAAACACAACAATATTAATTTTATATAGTTATTATATTTATTTTTATTTTTTTTATATATATATTTATTAAAAGATGTATCCAGAGTATAAGTTAATAAATATTAAATCAGCTACTGATAAGAAGCATAAATATGTTGCTACTTTTTTAAACATGAAAACAAATAGAAAAAAGAATATAAAATTTGGTGCCTATGGTATGTCTGATTTTACCATCTACTCTAAAACCTTAAAAGAAGAAGATGCAAACCAACACAAAATATTATATTTAAGGCGTCATCAAGGAATGGGTGAAGATTGGAATAATCCTCTAACTGCAGGGGCATTAAGCCGTTGGATTCTGTGGAACTATCCATCACTAGAAGAAAGTATTAAAGATTATATAAAAAGATTTAAACTATAGGATTGTCTAGTTTTATTATATATAGACAACACTTTATTTCTTCGCATAAACATTCAAAGCCATTTCGGTAGATGTCCCCATTTTATCAGTTAATTTTTCTAACTTATTAACTGGTAGTTCATTGCTGATAGCAATATGTCTATTAATAGATATACCTAGTTTCTTATTAATAGGTTTGCCAATACCACTATATATTACACCTAAACGATTACGTGTTAATGGTGCTGTTGCTGAATCATTTAATAAGAACCAATGTTCGTCATTAAAATTATCTACTGCTTTTTTATAAGCATCCAATAGAGTATATAAATCATTATTAATATCTATGTTCTTTTGTCCGTTAGTTTTAGAAGTCTTATATACATTCATTTGATATACTGCTGATTTGTTTTTCTTATCCAATATAATATAATTGTATTCATCATTTAAATCCTTTAGTAATTTTGCGGTTGGTTTATATATAATTTTAGCTTCTGCCATTTCACTGCGTGATGGTATATCTTGGTAGATTTTAAATAATAATGAATCGCGAAGTTTCACTAAGTCCCGAGGTGTCTTAATAGTCTTAGGAATATTATCTTCTAGTATCTTATTTAGTTTTTCAACGTCTTCAGCTTCTAGCCATCCTTCTTTCTGGCGGGTGTTCTTTTCTTTATCTGATAGATTAGATTTAACGTTACCATTTAATATTTCTATTTGGTTTGTATAATCCTTTAAAGCATTATTAATTGTCTTCTTACTTTTCTTATCACTAATACATTTAAGACAAACTATAACACTTGCTATCTTAGTCTTAATAGTATTAGGCTTTTCATACTTCTCATTTAACACCTTAATGATTTCTTTAGACTTAGTTAAATCATTAATATCATTAGACTTAATAAACTCTAATACCTTATTACAACAATTGGCATAGGTCTTACAACTCATATGACTTAGTTCGGGTTTAGCCTTTAGTATTATATTTTCAATACGCTTCTCCATTTTTTAAAATGTTTAACTCTGGATACACTATTATTATTTATATATATTTTATTTATTTTATTATATATATATTTAATTTAATTATTTATAAATAAATGCTATTTATTTTTATCGATAGTAGCTATCGAGAATTTTAAACAGTGGCGTGAGATATATATATTTCAAATGTATTTTATATCCAATGGCGTTTATTTATATAAAATAAATTTCTATTTATATATTAAATATCAACTAACTTTCTTTTACTAGCTTTTAATAAAATGAATAATTATCAACACGGTAAAATATATCAAATAACAGATAATAAAAATCAACAGTATTATATAGGTTCAGTAGCTAGACCTCTAATAAATAGATGGACTCAGCATGTGAATTCATATCTACATAATAGAAATGTATGTTCTGTTAAAGATATATTTAATACCTATGGTATTAATAACTGTTCTATTCAGTTAATAGAAGAATATCCTTGTAACTCAAGGACTGAATTAACAAGACGCGAAGGTGAAGTTATAAAAGAAATGAGGGCTCGAGGATTAAATATAGTTAATAAAATTTTAGCAGGTCGAACAAGAAAAGAACACTATATAGATAATAAACAAATAATAAATACTAATAATAAAGCATATTATATAGCTAATAAACAAAAAGCACTCGCCTTTAATAAAGCATATTATATAGCCAATAAGGATTCTATACTATTAAAAAAGAAAATACAATATCAAAATAAAAAAATTAATAAAAATGTAAATGATAATATAACATATACTAATATAATAGAAAGTAATATAGAATCCCTTTTAGATTTGATGGATATATCAACCGATTAGACCTTTATTTAGTTTTATGTGTGTATAATTAGATGATTTTTATATTTTTATGTATATATTGGTTCTATTTATGTGATATAGATGAATAAAAATCGATTTTTATGCTTATATATGTGATAAATAGAACCAATATATACATAAAACAATAAAACGGTTCTATTTCTATCAATAATTATAAAGATTATTTCATTTTTTTTAGTTTTTTATCAAAAATATATATAATATATATAAGTAATCAAGTATATATAATTAAAATGACTTCAGTTATATCTAATCTAAATAATACTAATCAACCTATATTAGCTTTACAAACATTTGGCGGTAAGTTTGAATTAGTAAATGCTTATACAGCATTATCATTTGCTATTACTACCGATACTAATTGTTTAATCACTGTATATCAATCCTATGATGGTGTTAGTCTGGATAGTGTTAGTGCATATGCTTCTGTAGCAGGTGTATTTTTTAGTAAGCAGATTAATCTATTATATAAATATTGTAGGATTTCAGTTTTCAATCCTACAGGAGTAGCACAAACATATATAAGCTTTATGACCCGTTGGATGTCTGTGATACCTCTACCATTAGAAACTAGTAATGTTGTAGTTGTAGGTGGTTCTATATCATTAGCACCAAGTAGTAATACAATAGGTAATGTAGGTGTAAATAATTTAATTACTCAAACATTGGCTATTAGACGAGTTGATTTTTTAGTGGTTGGTGTTTGGTATAGAGTTGCTTCTGTGGGTTTAACTACAGGGTCAGAGTGGAATGCAATTGGAGCAATAGTAGATGGTGAAAGCGAACCAGTAATAGGACGGTTATTTAAATGTCTTTCTATCGGTCCCGCTGTGGCAGGTGGTGGAGAATGTTATGATGTGGAATATACTACAGATATAAATTGTAATATTACAAATATCCCAGCAATACAACCAGTAAGTGGAACTGTATCTTTAACAGACCCGACTACAGTGCGAATAAGGGATACTTATGGTGACCCCATTACAACTACAGCGGGTAATTTGATGGTAGGTATTAATAATATATATACAGCTAATCCATTACACACAATAGTAGATAGTGGAACAGTTAATACTAAAGCACCAGATAGTTTTTCTGTAAGGGTATCTACAGCCTCATCTACAGGAGTTCAAGTATCCACAGGCGGACATTTACTTAATTTTTTAGCAGTTAATTTAAGTGCGGTAGCAGATGCTTATATAAAACTATATGATAGTGTTTCAGCACCTAGCCCAGCAAGTGATGTCCCATTTATGATAGCCCATGTATCTCGTGATGCCGCCGCACGACTACCTTCTATACAAGTAGATACTTCTAATTTAAAAATAACTAATAAATTATGGGTTCGTGCAGTGACGGGTTCAGCAGATACAAATACAGATGTGACTGGATTGACTGTGGATATATGCTTTTTTGGAACTTCTACTTAAATTATTTATTATTATTTATATTTTATTATTTTTTTTTATATATATATTAATATTAATATATAT